TCTTAAACCAAAAGATCTAAGTGATTTGTTCTTAGATCTTGAGCTTGTTTATAGTAAAGGAACTGAACCATTTTTCTTAGTTAACAATTCTCGAAGTGATCCAGTTTTCTTAGATACTGTACTTACATTTATGGCATCTCGATGTTTTGCAAGTGTTCCTGTTCCATCTAATGGGCATACTGTAATGTCATTCCAAGATGCTATGACTAAACCAAATATTCAAATTGATCCTGCTGAAGATCTTATTAGTGATGATGCAACTTATTTAGCTGTAACAAATACTAATCCAGATTCAGAATTCATTACTGGATTCAAGAAAATTCTAAGTGAAATGCCTACTGAAATGAAACAAAATTTCCTTTCCCAATTAGCATAATTACAAAATATTAAATATTCTATAAAACTTAATACTCATATTTTTATTTATTTTTTTATCTATTTTTCATTTGACTTAAAATTTGAAAATAAAGTTATATAGATATATTATCAGTTTATTTCGAATTTACCGAAGTAAAACGTCAATTCAATAAAATGAGTTTTACATTATGTCCTGAATGTGGTAAATGCCTAGGTGAATTAGTTTTACCATACAAAATTATTAGTTTATTCAATCGTCTTGAACAAGCTAAAAAAAAGAATGCGATGTGTCCTGATAAAACTATTTTAATGGAAGGATATTTTGAACCTGAAGAAGATATTCTTGATGCGTTAGGTTTAATTAATATGTGTTGCAGAACAAGAATTTTTACAGCTAGAGAATTTAGCGATATTTATTCTTTCTATGCATCTGATCAAATGAAAACAGATGCAATAATATAATTGATTAATTCCAACCAATAAATTTTAGATATATAAATTAAAAAAATAATTAAAAATCTTTAGCATGATCATTTTGCATTAATGATTCATAATTAGGTTTAATAATATGATTTATAAAGAATTCGTAAAATTCAATAACTTCTTTCGGTGCTTCACAACGATTGCCGCACATAAATAAAATAATCCAAATCATTGTTAATGGGTAATAATATGTTTTTTCAAAATTATTAAAGATATAATTAAAGTTATCTTCCCAAGTTAATTCCCATGCATTTTTTCTCACTTCTTCATCTTCAGATTCCCAATATCCAGTATAACTATCACCTTCAATATCTATTTTATGCCATTCAGCACATGTTACTGATGACATTATTTTTTTGAATTCTTCTTTAGTTGTATATTCTTTATTAAATATTTCATCAATAGATAATTCGGTATCATTTCTATAATTATAATTATTTATAAATTTTTGTGTTAGATCTGATTCACATGTCCAGATTTTTAATTTTTCCAATCGATCAAATATATATTTACCAAATGATTGAATATTAGTGTACATAAATTTAATATGTTCGTATTTCCAAAGAGCAATTAAATGAAATCCATCTTCAAGATCAATTGGATATGAATATCTTGATGGTTGCATTACAAAACCACCAGCAAATCTTAATTCCATCCAAAATGTTTTATCAAATTTTCGTGGTTCATTAATCCATTTTGCTGGTTGAATTATATCTTTATAATAAGTTGTCATAGGTAGTTGTATTATTCTACTACATAAACTTATTGTAGGATTAATTTTTAATTCTGATTTATTGCTTGGTACAATAGTTTCTTCAATTAATTTATCAAAATTTTCCGAAGAATTAATCATAGATTCTCGAAATGGCATTATAAATTCTTGTGATTCATTCACATTTGTATACAATGCATGTAATAATTTCGGTTTCTTAAACCAATCAATTAATGGAGTTTGAGTTTGATTTTGATTTTTTTGTTCATTTTCTTGTTTGATAATCCATTTACCAAAATAATGCCAATCATCAAGCATTGAATTTCTAATTGCATAAGTTCTAATATTTTCATTAATTTCATAATCAGCTAAACGAAAGTTATCAATATCGTCACATATGGCATTCTTTGAAATTTCGATTGATGTATTATAATCAAATATTGATCTTTCATAATTACAACGTAAAATTTCTAAAAGAGTTAACGGATATATATTGCGGATATTATAAAAAGCAATACTTCCTTTTCTCTTATTTTCAGACATTTCTATACTTAATAGAATTAATTTATTATACTTGTAAAAGTTTCAAATTTCAAACTTTTAAATAAAGTCAAACTAGCGTAATTCCCTATCTTTTAAAATTGAAAAATAAATTTAAAATCATACTATCCAAATAACATATATCGAAACAAACATAAATCCCCCTCCCCAATTTAAATATACTTATCCTACTTAAATTTATCAAAAATGTCTAAACCACTTATTACACAAACTTTAGTTAAAGGTGAACTTGATATGAATGAATTTATTCGACAACATCAAAAACCTGAATGCACGGGACAAATTATTCAATTATATAAATTCCAACTTAATCAAAAAGATCCTAATATTAAATATTTGACTGTTTGTTTTCGGTTTTATAACGATGAGCAAAAAGCCTATTATTATCATTCTGCAGATCGTGTTTTATTTACTAATCAATTATGTTCTAGTTGTAAATTACCTGATGAGAAAAAAGAAAAAATACCAAATCAAGCTCAACCTCCTGAAAAACCTCCTAAATTTGTCTTATTAAGATTCCATGCAATGTCTCGAGAAGATATTGCATCAGGTGATTATGTTATGCCTTCAATTGAAGGATTAAATGAAGAAGCTGCTCAATCATTGCAAGGCAAATATAATAAGAACATTGATGATTTTGTTATTTCTAATACCTTACTTGTTAATTTTCATAGAGTGCTTGAAGCTGAATGGCAAGCATTTAATGAACGTTTAAAATTAGTAACTAAAGATCCAATTTCTGGAGTAGTTAGTGGCGGATTTCTTTCTACGACGTGTCCTGTAGGTACAACTATTCTTGATAAAGTTGAATCAACCAATAAAATTACAGGAGCTTCGGAAATTAAAATTATTGATCCACCTAGATTTACTTGGAAAATTCCTGTATTTACACCTCATTCAAAATCATCTAATCGTGCTAAAATGTTTGCTGGTAGATTAGGTCAAGTATTTATGTCTAATGATGAATTTACTCCTGCAATTCTTGATATGGAATTAAGTAAAAAACATCAACAATCAGGTAAAAAAGGATTGATTGAAGCTCAATTACTAGGTGTAAAAAATGGGGTTCCCCATAAAGAAACTTTAACATTTATGAATGTTTCTAATTACATTACAAGAAAATCTCGTATGAGTGGATATATTAATTTGAGTAATACTATCGTAACCCCAAAAGGACATTATTATCGTATTCTTGCACCACATTGCATTGTTAAACCTCATAAGACTGTTGAATCTAATAAAGATTTATCAGAAGAACATCTCAAAACAACTTATGATGCTGATGAAGCTTTTGCTGAAATTGAAGATAGAGTTCATAATTTTGATCAAGTTGAATCAGATTTTAAAGGAATGAACATTTCAGGAGCTATGCCAAAAACACCAGCTGAAGTTCATGCTGATACATTAGAATTAAGTAAAATTCCATTAAATGGTTATACACAACCAAATTCATATGGTCAACTACCTCAACATCCAAATTCATATGGTCAACATCCTCAACATCCAAATTCATATGGTCAACATCCTCAACATCCAAATTCATATGGTCAACATCCTCAACATCCTCAACATCCTCAACATCCAAATTCATATGGTCAACATCCTCAACAAGTAAATCCATATGGTCAACAAGTATATCAAACCCAAGCACCAAATTTAGGACATAATCAACAACTTATGAATGAGCTAATGTCTGCAAAACCATGAGCATTAGTTAGTCATTCTTAAAAAAATAATCTTTAAAAATAATTTAAACCATTAAGAATAATTATTCATTAAAAAAATTTAATGAATAATTATTCATTAATTTTTTTTTACTTTATTAAAAACAAAACTAATTACATGTTTATTTGAACCGTCCCATTTAATAGTTATATTATTATTTTTTTGATTAAATTCTTCCATAAATTTTAAGAAGTTTTTCTTTGGTTGAAATTTTATATCAGAATGTTGAGCACTTATCGATAATTCTCCTTTTTCATCATTAAAATCAACCATATCAAGTTCGTTAACTTTAATAACTACAATTAAAAAAGGTCCATTATAATAAGGATATTTTTTATAAAATATATCCCATGGTTCATTAATAATATAATATCCATTTGTACTTAAATGTAGTATATATTCAAAAACTAAAATACCTAGTTTTTTAAGTTCATTATATGTATTGCGCATTAAATCTATTCCTTCTTTTATTTGTGGTGGTGCAGATTTATACCATTTTATTTTACTAGTAGTAAATTTATCTGGATAAAAATCTTTTGCTGTATACATTTTTTTCTCAATTTTGAGGTGCATTATCCATCGCTTTACACCATTTTTATTTTCTGTAACTTCCTATTTATTTCCATCATTTCCAACTTTATATAAAGTTGCACTTTTTTCTGGTCCTTTTCTTTCTGATTTTGGAGGCATTGATTTTGATTTTAATAATTTTTTGTTTGTTATTTTCCCTTTAATTTACTATAAAAAATAAAACTACATGATTTATCTAATAATTCACTCAGAATAATAAATATTAAGCCTTACGAATAATAGTTTGTATTTCTTTTAATTTTTCACTAAATCTTTGACAAGCTTCAAGCATTCTTTCATTTGCATTCTCTGCTTGAACACGAACGAATGATGTATGTTCTAATAAATGTCTAGCATCATAAGTAACAAATTCAGGAGTTCCAAGAGATGAGTCAAATATTAATCTAGCTAAGACACCGCAGAAGAAATATGATTCATCCATAGTATAATTAGTTTGTGTTTCTGTTTTAATAAATTGCATATTCAATTCATGAAGAATTGAAGATTTACTTTCAGAAAATCTTTTTAATCCTTCAGCTAATTTATCGATTCGAATCAAATTATCTTCAATAATTAATTCCAATAATTCTAGAGGATCGTCATAATTTCTATATGTTGTATAACTAATATAAAATTTCATTGGATCGTAAGTAAGTGATGACGGTCCACCCTCAGAAGGATGTTTATAATCAAGAATTTTATATTCACGACTATCAACTGCATTAAATTTATTAGCATCTGTGAATCCATACCCTCGTTCAATATTCATTTCAAGTGATAACCTTTTACCAACTTGAAGTCGAAAAATTGGTATCATTGAACAAAAATCTTCCGATTTAATTTCTTTACCATCATATTCGAATTTCATATCTCGAGTTGTAATTGTTCTTAATTCAGTTGTATCATTGGTTACCGAAAAACTAGCCTTAAAATTTTTATAAATATTATCACCATCTTTACTAAATGCTTTATTAAAAATAGATTGTGAAATAGGAATTCCATGAATTTTTTGTTTTAAATTATCAAAAAGCATAAATGGATCGTTTGTTTGAATAGATGATGTTTCAACTTTTAAACTCCATGTTGGAGTATTATCCCAAATACACGATCTAATAAAATTTGCAAAAGCAGCTGTTTCATTTAAAATAAAACTAACTTTTTTTGCTTTTTTCTTTGGTAGATATTCATAGATATCAATTTTATGTTCGTTAAGTAATGTAGCAAATTTATCAAGTTTATCATTTTTAATATCTATATCTTCTACTTTTAAATCTGTAATTATAGGTAATTTTTTAATTTCACCACCATAAGCAATATTTACAAAATTAGAATTGTTATCTACTTGTAAATTATTTGTTGATAGTTTTTCCAGATCCAATATTAAAGGTTCTGTATGTATCTCCATTTATTGATTTTTATTAGTATATTTATTGAGTTAATAATAAATTGGATTAATTTGAATAATTATTATTTTTAAATAATAGATACAATAGATTATATTTCTGATTATAAGTAATTTCAAATTTAAATAAAAGATGTCTTACACTATTTTTATGAAGTATAACCCTGAACAACCTAACAAGGTATCAAAATATAATAAAGATATGATCGAATTTTTTAATAAAAACATTGATCAAATCAATAATACTGGTACAGAAGTAAGATTAGTTTTAATTGATGAGGATGACAATCAAATCTTAAAAGAATTAAGTAGAAAAGGTATTTCAAAAGTTCCTGCATTATTGGGTAGAAATATTAAAGAACCAATTCAAAAAATTGATAAAATAAAAAAATTTTTAATGAATAACATTAAAAACCGTAAAGCTGTTCCAAAAAAACAAGGTGATGAAGAACTTCGAGATTATCAATTAGATTTATTAGATCCGACTAATGATGAACCTGATGATGATGAAAATGGAGATAATAATCAAAGAACATCACATATTAATGCACGTCTTGAATTTGAAAAACGTAGACGTGATTCAAGAAATCCAAAAGCAAATGCGATGTCTGCAGCTGATATTATTGCACAACAAAAAAGAAGTCGTGGTAGAGGTTTAATGGGTCATCGTAAAATTGAAAAACCGGCACCTCGCAACGATCCAGATGATGACGATGATGATAATGAAGATGATGCTCCAAAACAAAGAAGAGGTCGTAGAGCTCCACGTGGTAATAATATGGCTGATGACCCAGCTGCATTAATGGCAAATGAAAGAGCTCGAAATCAAGAAGAAGCTCAGGACAATGATTTAATGTCAAAATTCTGGGCTGGTCGTGGTGTTGGAACGGAATAATTCTTTATAAAATATTTATATTTAGAACGATGCTAATCGTTTATCTTATGTTTGGGAATAATTTTATTATCATAAAAAAATAATACAAAAATAATAGATTATTATATAATATAATGTAAAATATCGATAAATATAAAAATATTCTTTATCCTTATTGATAAATTTTGGTTAGCGTTAGGAACATCTCAGGTTTTAGAAAAATGATATCACCGCCATAGCATTTGGCGATTTCAAGTTCTTTAATATAAAAGTTATCAATATCATTCCAAGTAATTGGAGTAATACGATTAATATCGTGAATTATTCCAATTGATAAACTATTTTTTTCGTCATCTTCCATAGTTGCTACGTTGTAAGATAAAGATGTATTGTTTTTTATATTAATACCTCCTTGATCAATATATCCAAATAATCTTACAGGAGTATTATTTTCTGTATTTTTATAAAGCATCCAAGGTGGGTGTATATTTATTTCATTTTGAATATGTAAGGCTTGTGAACGATACCATTTTGATTGCTTAATATATATAGAGATACGATTTATATCATTATTCCATATTTTATTCTTTTTTTCATAATCAAGTCTTTTAAAATCATTTAAATTCTGTATTTTATTCATATTTTACTAAATATTATATTATTGTTATATTATTGTTATAATAGTGTTATTATTCTAATTATTTGAATTCTATGTTTGGATATTCGAATTTAAAAATCAAATTTGAATTTTAAGAATAATTTTATTTACAAATTATAATAGTATTATATTACTTATTTTAAAACGAATATGTATTTCTACCTAATTTATAGTGGACTTGACGATTATGAAAAAAGTCGTAAAAAAATAGGTATTACTTGTAGATCTCCAAATCAACGATTAGCTGAACATAGAACTACAGATATTTCTAGCAAATTTCTAAAAGTAATTAAATTAATTAATGATCATGAAACAAAGCAATTTTTAAGATTATTAGAAAAAAAATGTAAATCAGCGACGATAAAATATGCAGAATTATTAGAGATAAATCAAAATACAGAATGTCGATATAATATTGATAAGTATAAACTATGGGATATTTGTAAAAATATTATTAATGATTTTCAGTACATAGAATTAGAAATAAATGAAAAAGGTGAAGTTATTAATCAAATAAATGAAAAAGGTGAAGTTATTAATCAAATAAATGAAACAGGTCACGATGAAAAAAATGAACTAACCCTTGAAGAACTTTATACTGTACATGACGAAATTAAAAAAACTAATTTCCCTATGCAATTGAGAGGTTATCAATTTGATGCGTATCATCAAATATGTAATTATTATATACAAGGAAGATCTCATTGTAATTTAAATATATTATGTCGTTGTGGTAAAACTGTATTATTTTCTAAATTTGCTTATGAATATCTGGATAATTTCGAATCTATTATTTATGTAACTCACCGATTATCTTTAATTGATAACATGTATCAACGTATTAAATCTATTTTTAAAACAAAAATTAAATATATTGAAATTAGTTCAAGTGATTCTGAAATCTCAGTATCTGATGAAGAATTAAATATGTATATTGAAAAAAATACTAAGTTATTTGTGTTCGCATGTAATGAATCATTCCATAGACTTAACACATTTTTACAATCATATTCAAAGTGTTTAATTATATTTGATGAAGTTCATTATTTATGTACTGAACTCCATGAAAAACACCCATTTATAATAATTTCTAAATTAACTCATAATCCTTGTAATTTTATTATTACATGTACTGCAACACCTAAATATGGTTTAATTAAATCATCAAATAGATTATATTGTAATGATTCGAGATATTTCGGAAATTATGAACCTATATCATATACAAATATTGCAGATGCTGAACAGAAACAATTCCTGGCACCTATTAAAATTATTTGTAAGAAATTTGATTCGTGTAATAATCAAATTGCTAACGCTATTTGTTTATTAAAACATATGAAAAAAGAATTACCAATTGAACAACAACCGAAAAAAATTTTAGCATATACAAATTCTATTCAATGTATTAATGATACATATGAAAATATAAAAAAAGAAAAAGAATTATCTAATTTTATGGTATATAAAGTTTCAAGTGCAACTCCAAAAAATAATAAAAAACATCTCGAAGAATTTATTGAAAATAAAAATCAATCAATTTTAATCAATTGTCAAATGTTAGCAGCTGGAATTAATATAGATGAACTTGATTGTATTTTATTCATTGATGAGAAAAGTCAAAAAGATGAAATTATACAAATAATATTTCGTCCGAGGAATTATATTCCGAACAAAGTTGCATATCTATTGATACCATTAATTAAACCAGTGTCTGGTTGTGATGTATATAAAGATAGTACGATTATGATTGTTTTGCAAGAACTTTATCGTTATGGAGATCCTTCAGTTATGGGAAGTATTTTAACTAGAAATTATGATGTAAATAATGATTTTAAATGGGGTATGAAAAGTTTAAATCTCGATAATCATTTTATTGATGATGATATAAAAATTGATATTTTAGAAATAAATAAAACTAATTTAGCTAAACAAAAACCACTTTCTCTTATGATAGTAGAATCTCTTATGGATGGAAAGATGAAAACAGCAACTGAAATATGGAATTGTATTAAAAAAACTGGTTATATTCCACCTTCTGGAGGAAAAACTCCCATGGCAACATGTAATGCAAAAGCACATAAATTAGCAATTATAGGGTGTATTGGTATTGATAAAACATCTAAACCTGATAAATTTTTCAAAATTCGTTGTATTCCTACAAATGTCAAAATTGAAAATGAAAATGATTAATTATTAAATTATTATTTTTAATTATATTTGTATATTTGACAAATTGTTTTCAAAATGGATCACGTTTACTTGATGGACAATTATTGTTCTGAAGCTCGTGAAAAAATTACTACTGTACATTTAAATAAATTAAAAAATTGTTTTACTCAATCCGTTAACGATAAATTAACAATTAATTCAAATCTAAATGTTGAAGAAAATCAATATTTGCAAATCTGGAAGGACTTTTGTAAAGAAAAAGAAATTATTATCGAACCAAACTCTATTATTCCAGGAGTCTATGATAGTAATAATATTAAATATGTTATTAATTTAAATGAGAGATATAAAAATATGTTGTCAGTATTAGATACGATTGATATTCAAGTAAATTTATTAAGTGAAATGTGTATCCAATATGATTGGCAAAAAATATTTTGAAGTAATATGTTTTCTAAATAAATTTATTTTTTTCATATATCTATTTATGAATTAAACCCACTTTTATATATCTAATTAAAAAAATTGAATTTTGTCGGATATATAATTAAAACCAATCAAAACAAAATGAGCGCTGGTTCTTGGAGCAATCCTTCCCTCGATCTTTTGAATTATATCCTCGGACAAAAATCCGAAGTGTATAACTCTCGCCAAACAGAATTGGCAAATTCTCTTGGAAAGAGATATGAATATCTGCGTGATTCCATTTCCCGGAACTTGAACTTAAGCCCAGGAGATATCACAATGTACGTTGGTCACGCCCTCGAATATGAACGCGAATTCGTTTCACACAAGCTGAATTATGAGTTTGTAGCTTATCTCATATCCGTGTCACCAAAACCGGAACTGTTTGGATACAAAATTCGTCTCGTTTTGAAAGGAAAAGCAAAGAATTCCTTGACAACTTGAAAGAATACCAAAGACTGGAAAAAATGTTGGAAATCAAAGGACGTCTTGATCGACGAGTTCGAGAAAGA